AGCCAAAGAAAAACCAGATAAAGAATTTACATTTATTCATGCAGTAGAACCAACTGAAGATTATGAAAGAGCAATGGGTAAAGTTAAAACTAAATTACCTTTTTATTCATGTCATGTATGTATAGAAGATAAGATGACAGTAAGACAAGGTGGTTATAATGAGTTTCCATACCTTGTTCCAAGATGGGCAAAAGCAACAGGCGAGATATATGGTAGATCACCAAGTTATAATGCATTGCCAGATATTAAAACATTAAATAAAGCAGTTGAAATAGGATTAAAAGCATGGGCAAAAGCTATTGATCCACCATTACTTGTAACAGATGATGGTGTTATTGGTAGAGTAAGAATGACACCTGCTGGTATAACTGTTGTAAGAAATGAAGGTAGTGTAAGACCATTACCTATTGGTAGTAATTGGCAGATAACAGATATGAAAGAAAGCCA